CGGCCTACATGCCTGGCGTGCGGACGCAGCTTGCCACGCAGTACGAAGCCGACCGGGCAGCCCTGGCGGCCTCCAGAGCCCAGCGCAGCCGGGACAAGTGCGCGAGGTCTCGTGAACGGCAGCGGTCCAAGCAGCAGCCTGCACCGACGTACAGGGGCGAACTCGTCGGCCCGCCCTACGCCATCGGATACCGCTGGTAACGCCAAGTCAACCAAGGAGAGCACCGCCATGACCCTCAACACGGTCCCAGGCGCACTCAAAAACCCAAGGCACGAAGCATTCGCGCGCGCCCTCGCGGACGGACACAATCAGCTCAAGGCCCTGGAACTGGCCGGATACCGCGTCGCCGAGCTGAAAGCGCCCAAAGTCTATGCCTGCAAGCTGCACGCGCGGGCAGACGTAAAGCAGCGGGTCAATAACCTGCTTCTTGAGAAGGGTAATTTGAGGCGGCAGGCTGCTGTAAATGCGCAGAAAATGGCCGAAGTGGATGAGTTTTACGTCCTGACGCAGCTCAAGACCGTGGCCGCGCGCTGCATGCAGTCGGCTCCGGTCCTCGACCGCAAGGGCGAGCAAATCTGGGTCGAGACGCCGGATGGCAAGATGGCGCCGGCCTACACGTTCAACGCGATGGGCGCAAACAAGGCCCTGGAGCTGATCGGCCGGCACCTGGCGATGTTCACCGACCGCAAGATCATCGAGTCTGGGCCGTTTTCGCACCTGTCGCACGACGAGCAGCGCCAGCTTCTGGAGGTGATGGAGCACTGGCTGCAGGTCGCCGAGGACGCGAGGCAGGGTGCGGCAAGTGCTGTAGCAAGTGCTAGGCAAATGCCCAAGCAATTGCCTGAAACGCAAGAATAATCAATATGCAAGGAATGATGCCCACGCCGCCGGCAACGATCCCTTTGTCGGTGGCGCAACTGCGCGCGGCCATCTCTGAGCTGAAGCGCGAGGTGTCCAAGCGCCGGCTGCTGGACTACCGGCCCTATCCAAAGCAGAGGCTGTTCCACGAGGCCGGGGCGACGTACCGCGAGCGGCTGCTGATGGCCGCGAACCAGGTTGGCAAGACCATGAGCGCGGCTGCCGAGGTGGCGATGCACCTGACGGGGCTCTACCCGAGCTGGTGGCGCGGGAAGGTGTTCAACGAGCCCCCGGTTGGCTGGGCTGCTGGCGTGACGGGCGAGGCGACGCGGGACAACGCCCAGCGCATGCTGATGGGCCGCATCACAGAAATCGGCACCGGCATGATCCCGCGTGACCGCCTGATCGACTACACGTACAGGCGTGGCGTGGCCGATGCAATCGACACCGCGGTAATCCGGTTCGGCGGCGGCGGCGACGTGCAGGCCGGGCAGTCCATCATCCAGTTCAAGAGCTACGACCAGGGCCGCGCCAAGTTCCAGGGCGAGACGCTGGACTTTGGCTGGTGCGACGAGGAGCCGCCCGATGACGTGTATTCGGAGTTTTTGACCCGCCTGAACGTCAAACACGGCCCCATGCTGCTGACGTTTACGCCGCTGCTGGGGATGTCGGCCGTCGTGCGCCGGTTCCTGATCGACAAGCCGCCCGGTTCCATTGTGATCTCGATGACCATCGAGGACGCCGAGCACTACAGCGCCGAGGAGCGGGATCGGATCGAGGCCGGCTTCCCGGAGCACGAGCGCGAGGCCCGAGCCCGAGGCATCCCGATCATGGGCTCCGGGCGCGTGTTCCCGATCGAGGAAAGCCGCATCCGGGTCGAGGCGTTTCCACTGCCGCAGCACTGGCCAAGGATTTGTGGCCTGGACTTCGGCTGGGACCATCCGACGGCGGCGGTCTGGATGGCGTGGGACCGGGACACCGATACCGTCTACGTCTACGACGTGTACCGGGTCAAGGCACAGCCGGTGCCGGTCCATGCAAGCGCCATCAGGGCGCGCGGGCCGTGGATGCCGATTGCCTGGCCCCACGACGGCCTCAACGAGACGGCTGCAGGCCCGGCGCTGGCCCGCCAGTACCGGGAAGAGGGGCTCAATATGCTGCCCGAGCACGCCAAGCTGGAGAAGCTCAACGACAAGACGGGCAACAGCGACCGGCGCGTGAGCACATCGGTCGAGGCCGGCATCCAGGAGATGCTGACGGCCATGATGGACGGGCGCTTCAAGGTCTTCGCCCACCTAAACGATTGGTGGGAGGAGTTCCGGCTGTACTACCGGGAGGACGGCAGGATTGTCAAAAAGGGCGACGACCTGATGTCGGCCACGCGCTACGGGTTCGTCTCCCTTCGGCATGCGGCCCTGCCACCACGTGAACTCCGAAAGCTGCGGTCGGATCGGCCATTCAACTGGCGGGCGGGATGAAATACCTGCTCGTGGTGGTCCTGTTAACAGAGCTGCCGGGCGGAGAGGTGAGCGTCACGCGGGCGGTGCAGTACCACGCCACCGAGGCATCGTGCGAGGCCAAGCTCTCGGACATCATGCACAGGGTGCAGGAGCGCGGGCTCAACGTCGTGGCCGGCTGCCGGATCATCGGGCGCAAGGTCTGAGGGGTGGAGTTATGGACATGCCGAAACGTGGCTGGTTTGACGTTGGGCGCGGCACGAGGGCGCACTACCTGACGGACGCCGAGGGTCCATCCGGTACATTCACCCGGACGATCTGCGGCATGCGGGTTGGCAGGGACGCTGTGCAGGACTGCATCGAACGGCAGACGCGCTGCCGAAACTGCATGCGGATACTTGAGGGGGGTTGGACGTGATACTGAAGCGCATGATCGTGACCGACGAGGCGCGCCGCAATGCGGGCGACATGGAGCCGTTCGAGCAGTGTATTGCCGAGCTGCGGGCCATCTACCTGGAGTTTCTGGAGGGCCAGCGCAAGGCTGGGGCGCTGGACGGCGCCGACATCACGCTGGAGTTGCGGGCGCAGCCGTTCATGCGCCAGGCACCGGTGGTGGGGTCCGCCATGAGTTTCGCTCAGGGATCGGGTGACTGATGTACGGCGGCGCCGCAGTGCTGGACATCATCGCCCACCAGGAGGCGGTGACGCCGCTCAAGGAGCGCGGGCTCACGTTTAGCGAGCTGTACAGCTACCTGGACGACGTGCGCGGCCAGCCCAACTGGCGCGACGAGGCCGACCGGGCGGCCGACTACTACGACAACAACCAGACCGACCCCGAGACGCTGATGACCCTTCGGGCGAAGGGCATGGCCGCGCTCCAAAAAAACATCATCAAGCCGATCATCAACACGGTGCTCGGCATGGAGGCGCAGTCGCGCAGTGACTGGCGGGTGAACGGCGACAGCGACGAGTCCCAGCCGGTGGCTGAGGCGTTGTCGGCCAAGCTTCACGAGGTCGAGCGCGAAACACGCGCCGACCGGGCCTGTTCGGACGCCTACGCCGGGCAACTGAAGGCCGGCATCGGCTGGGTCGAGGTGGGGCGCAACACCAATCCGTTTGACTACCCGTACCGCTGCCAGACGGTGCATCGGCGGGAGGTGTTCTGGGACTGGCGCGACCTTACCCCGGAGCTGAAGCAGTCGCGCTACCTGATGCGCAAGCGCTGGTTCGATCTGGATCAGACAATCGCCTACTTCCCGAAATTCAAGGACGTACTGGAGGCGGCGGTTGATCGTGACCCGTTTCGCTGGCAGCTTGCGCTGGCCAGCGTCTCGCCATCGCTCTACCAGGACCTGGAGACCGGCGGCAACCGCCTGGACTTTGACCAACTGGAGGAGTGGCGCTACAGCGACCGGCGCCGGGTGTGTTTGTACGAGGTCTGGTATCGGCGCTGGGTGCGCGGCTACGTCCTGCGCCTGCCGAACGCCGAGGTGGTGGAGTTCGATCCCCGCAATCCCTTGCACAAGGTGCTGGTGTCCCGGGGCATGGTGCAGCCCGAGACGGCGGTCTACTCCAGGATGCGGATGTCCATCTGGGCTGGCCCGGTGCGCCTGTACGACTGCGCATGCGACAGAGACCACGCGCCCTACATCCCGTTCTGGGGCTACCGCGAGGATCGAACCGGGGTGCCCTACGGCATGATCCGGGAAATGATCTCGCAGCAGGACGAGGTCAACGCGCGCCGGCGCAAGCTGATGTGGCTGCTGGCGAGCAACATGCTCATCATGGATTCCGACGCGCTGGACACGGAGGCCAACGACATCGCCACGGTGCTGGCCGAAATCAGTCGGCCCGACGCGGTGATTCAGCTCAATCCCAACCGTGCCAACAGGGATGGCTTTGTCATCAACAACCATCTGGAGAAGGTCTGGAAGCTCGCCGAGCTGGTGAAGGAGGCGGAGCAGTCGGCGCAGGAGGTGGTGGGCGTGTTCAACGCCATCATGGGCCGCGATTCGGCCGCCAAGTCGGGCGTGGCCATTGATGCGCTGGTCGAGCGTGGCATCGTCGCGCTGGCCGACATCAACGACAACTACCGCTTCTCCCGGCGACTGGTGGGTGAACGCCTGCTGGACTACATACGACAGGACCTGATCGGGCAGCAGGTCACGGTGCTGGTGGGTAACACGGGCCGGGTCAAGTCGATCATGCTCAATCAGCAGGTTATCGACCCCGGCACCGGGCAAGCAATTGTCATCAACGACGTGCGCACCGCCAGGGTTAAGGTCTCGCTGGAGGACATCCCCAGCTCGCCGACCTACCGGCAGCAGCAGCAGGTCATGCTGGCCGAGGTGATGAAGGGAATGCCGCCCGAGCTTCAGGCGGCCATCGCGCCCTTCTGGCTGGAAGCCTCGAACCTGCAAAAGCGGCGCGAGATGGCCGACGCGGTGCGGCGCACGCTGGGCCAGTCGGTGGAGCCGCAAAACGAGCAGGAGGCGCAGGCGCTCGCCCAGCAGCAGGCGCTGGCCCAGAAGCAGGTCGAGATGCAGCTCCAGGACGCGCAGCTCACGCTGGCCGAGAAGCAGGCGAAGATCGAGAAGATGAACGCCGACACGGCCAAGATCATGCACGAGATCGAGGCGGCCACCCGGGGCGACCCCACGGCGCCGATGCGCCAGGAGTACGAGCGCCGGTTGCAGGAGATGCAGGTCAAGGCGCGCGAGGAGATGGACCGGATCGCCGCCGAGTTGTTCGCCGCGCGCCAGCAGGCCGGGCAGCGGGAGCAGAGGCTGATGGGCGAGCTGTCCAAGGCCATTGCCTTGCTCAAGGCCAACGCCTCCAACTACGAGGCCGAGGTCAGAAAGGGCGAGATCGAGCGCGAGATTGCCATCATCAACGCCGAAAAGGACAAGGAAATCGCCCGCCTGCAATCGGCGCAGAACGACGTAGTGAAGCGGCTGGAGGCCGAAATCGCCAGGCTGCGCGGGGACATGACGGCCAGGGCAGGCGCGGCGCAGCCGCCCGAACTGCCTGAGATCACCGACACCACGGTGGAAGCGCCCGAGCCGGCGCGCCAGAAGAAGAGGAGGAGCAAGGCAAAGCCGGCGGCATCCGGGGCGGAGCCGGCCGAGGACGCCGAGTAATGCCGATCGCAGAGTTAACAGGTCTGCGTAGGTGAGGCTGCATGGCCGTGCAGCCGATGATGAACAACCAGGCTGCGCGGCCACGCAGCCTTGCCGTAGCGGGTCCGGTTGAACGACCTGTTAGGCGTCACTTGAGGATTGACCTCGCGCGCGCCGGTTCGAGTCCGGCCCGCGCAACTGTTTTCTTCGCACGCCCTGAGCGTTAGATGGGCAACCCAGTGACCCGCTCCGGCGGGTTTTTTCGCATTCCTGAGCGTGAGATGGAGCCATGACGACTGCAAGCACAGCCGAGCAAGACGATTTCGACAAAATTCTTTCCCAGGCCGAAAACCTGCCCGACGACCCGCTCTCCATTGTGACAGCGGTGGACGGCATGTCGAAGGCCCAGGGCGAGCAAGAGCCAGCCGCGACTGAAGACGATGCCAAGGACAACGCCACCAAAGGCGATGCCAAGGACGGCGCGGCTGGAGAAAAGTCCGGCGAACCGCCCGCCGCCGGCAAGGAAGGTCAAATCGATGGCGTGCTGACCAAGGATGGGCTGAAGGTGCTTCCGTATGGCGCTTTGCATGCGGAACGTCGTCGCGCCGACGAGGCGGAACGCAGGGCCAAAGAGGAGGCGCGCCAGCGCCAAGAGCTGGAAAGCCGCATGAAGGACCTCGAAAGCCGCCTGCGGGACGCCGAGAAAGCCACGGCGGAAGGTGACGTAGCGAGCCAGTCGGATGTTGATTCGTGGATGAAGGAGCTTGCCGAGCTGCGGGATGCGGTGCCTGAGCTGGCCGCGCCCTTGGAGAAGTTCACCAAGGTGATGAGCGACCGGATCGCCGAGATGCAG